CAAGGCGACATCGGCCATGCGCCAAAGTATGCGGATATCACCGCCGGGCGAGATTGAAGACTATCTCGCCAGAATCGGAAATGAAGGAACATTGGCTGACGTGCCGGGGGCATTGCAATCGCGTGGCATGGGCCTAGTATCCATGCCTGGCGAAGGTGGCGAGACTATTGCTCGGATGCTTAGAGGCAGGGCAGATGGCGCAGGCCAGCGGATTGCCGACGATGTTGATGAAGTTCTAGGCGGGGCTGGCGCAGCAGGTGCAAATCGCGCCGCTCAAAGCGACCTTAGGCAAAATGTTGGCAGCCCACTATACGAGGCAGCACTAGCAAGCACTGACCAGATTAACACGTCAAACCTTGCCGCATCATTGCAAGCTAGAATCGACGTAGCAGGGCCGGATACGAGGGCCGTGCTTCAAAAATTCCGAGGCGACCTTGGCGAGGATATGAGTGCAGTTCAACTGCACAATCTGCGGTCTGATTTAAGCGATGCAGTTGCTGCCGCAAATAGGGCTGGTAATTCTAAGCAATCTCTTGCATTAGGTGAAGCGCTTGACGAAATAACGCAGGAACTTGACCACATCCCGGGCTATGCTGACGCGCGCGCGATTTGGGCTGATACCTATGAGGTTGAGGACGCAATTCAACGTGGCCGTGAAGCACTATCAGGCGGCGCAATCAATGCCCAATCTCCGCAAGCCCTAAGAGAGATGCTTGCGGGAATGAAGGAAAACGAGCGTGAAGCCTTTGTGCAGGGTGTCCGTGAATATGTTTACGCAAGAATGGGAACCGCACGAAATGCGCCAGCCACAGCAAGGGCAGATTTAACTAAAGAATGGAACATTGAAAAGTTGAATGAAATCCTCGGTCCAGAGGAAGCGTCGCAGCTTTTCAACAGGCTTGAGGCAGAGCAAGTATTTAGTGACACAAGGGGGCGTTTAGACGCTGGCTCTATGACACAGCTAAGGCAAGAGTCTGCCGCTGACCTTGGCGATTTGCGCGCGCCGGATACGCTACGCAGGCCGGGTCCATTGCGCCGAATGAAAATGGGCGCTGATGAAGCTGGCAATGCTATTTTAGACGCGCTCACATCAGGCAGAACCGCTAATGCAAATATGGATATGGGCCGAATACTTTCAGCACAGGGTCCAGAACGCGACGCTATTGTTCAGCAATTATTGCGGAATGTGCAGAATGGTCCACAAACTAAAGCAGAACAAAGAACAATTGCAGCATTGCGCCCATTGCTTATGGGCGTAGGGCTAAACGCAACAGGAGATATGTAATGTCCCGAAACGGATCAGGTGTTTACAGTTTGCCAGCGGGATCAATCGCAACGGATGGCACGACAGTTCTAGCCACCACACACAACACCCCGCTGGCTGACCTTGAAGCGGATATGAATACCCCGCGGCCAATTGTTGCGGGCGGCACAGGCGCGGTTACGGCCACGCTGGCGCGTCATAACCTTGATATGGATGCAATGATTTTGGACAAGTCGGGGGACTATACAGTGGTAGCCTGGGATAGGTCTAAACTTATTCGATCAACGGCCACAATGACGCTATCGTTAACGGCGGCAGCAACGTGTGGTAATGGTTGGTTTATTGATGTTTTGGCTACTACGGGAACGCTAACCATTGATCCTGATGGCTCGGAAACAATTGACGGTGCTTCAACGCTTGAAGTCACAGTAGGTCAATCTTGCCGCATTCGGTGCAATGGCACGGCATTTTATTCACAGTTCAAAACAACCACTATTGGCACAAATGTTCAGGCATGGGATGCGCAGCTCGACGATATAGCCGCTTTGGCGGTCACAGATGGCAATATCATTGTCGGTGATGGTGCGAATTGGGTTGCTGAAAGCGGCGCTACGGCGCGGGCTTCCTTGGGCGTTAACACGGCAACGGACACGGCAGAGGGGCTAGTTGAAAAGTCAACCAGTGCGGAAAATGTAGCAGGAACGGCAACAGATGTTTTCCCTGACGTTGCTGGCGTTAAAGAAATGGTGGATACATTCTCGCCGCCACAATTGGAAATGTATTACCAAACAACAGGGAATGGGGCTGTTGCTACATTTAGCACATCATTTGCTGATTTAACGATCAACGCAACCGGGCGAAACATTCTCGGCGCAACATTAACGTCAAACCAAATCACGGGCTTGGTTGCTGGGGATTATTATGCGCAGTGGGTTGTAACGGCATATGCTGGCTCTGTGGTGGGGTTCCCCCATGTTGATACGATGCTCTATGATGTTACGGGTGCGGCATACCTTGCGGCTTCAGCCTCTGGTCGGCTCAACGATAATACCTCGGTAAGCATAACGGGCGCTGGATTCTTTACCCTTGGGGCAACGTCCACAATATCATTGCGGGGGGTTGGTGAGGTTTCATCCCTTGATAATGGCGTTGCCGCCAATACTGGCAAGGTTCACAACAATTCTATAATTCGTCTTTGGAAAATTTAGGAGGCCTATCATGGCAGAAATAGCATACACAACCAGCATTGAACAGCCGGGGATTAAGCACACATACACATGGAGCAATGTCACGGAAAATGACACATGCGCTCCGTTTGAATTCCAAGACTTGGCGCAAGATATTTCCATCGAGGCTGACGATACATCGGCATGGGGCGGGGCTTCGCTTACGCTAGTTGGCAGCAACGGCGGATCAAGCGGGGCGGTTTGCACGGCAATGGACGGATCAACGGCGGCATGGACCGCTAACGCGCTGTTTTCTGTTTTGCAGCGCCCCGGGTCGATTACGCCAACCTTTGCTGGTGGTTCCTCTCAGTCAGTCAGTATTGCTATGACTGTTTGGTATCAGCCAGTAGGATGAGTTATTTATTAAACATGCGTAGGCGCAATGGTGGCAACCCCTTTGCTGACTACATCCTTGAAGGCAATGCGCCCTCACTGGTCATGGATACCGAGGCTGGCTTGTATGGCCTAGACGGGGCAAGCAAGGCCATTGCTGATGTGGTGACGTTAACGCGGGCATCCACGGCCACCTACGTTAATTCTAGCGGTGTGCTGGCATCTGCCGCTGTTGATGAAATACGGGTTGACCATGATGGAAGTGGTAACGTCTTAGGCATGTTGGTTGAGCCTGCGGCTACTAATTTGCTGCTGAATACAGCCACCCTTTCCACTCAAAATGTAACAGTAACGGCGGTTGAACATACCCTTCACTTCACAGGCACGGGAACAATCACACTGTCAGGGGCTTCCACGGCTGGACCTCTTGTTGGCACTGGAACGGGCGAAAGCAACCGTGTTAGCCTGACATTTACGCCCAATGCTGGAACTTTGATTTGTATTGTCACCGGTTCGGTCACGGTTGCGCAATTGGAGGTTGGACCGCAATCTTCTTACTATCCGAGCACAGGAACGCAGGGCACACGGGCTAAAGACGTTCCCCTCACCTTGCTAAGTGCATTTGATTTCAACACTACGGTAGGGACTGTTTTGATTGAGTATGAATCTCCTAAGATTAATAGCCAGCATTTTGTGAATATATCTGACGGAACCGCTAACAATAGAATTTACTATCAAAGATCAGGCGGGGGGCAAGACCAGCATCGTTCATTTGTTAAGGATGGAGGCGTAGGAACTGCAGACGTAGTAGGGCTGGCCGCTGAAACCGTTGGCGGGAATTTCAGGGGGGCTTTTTCTTGGGAAACCACTGTGTCATTCGGGTTGTCTGTAGATGGCGCGGCGGTTGTCGAAGATACTGGCGTTGGCGTGACCATCCCTACTGGGTTAACCAGCCTAGATTATGGCATGAGTTATTTGCAGAATTCCCAACTCGGTGGGCACATTAAAAAACTAATCTACTACCATGCCCGCCTATCAAACAGCGCACTTGAAACGTGGTCAGGAGCATAGCGCAGGGCGGCGCGTGAAAGGAAGAACATGACACCAGAGGAACACCAAATGCTCAAAGAAACGAACGAGCGCACTGAACGCTTTGATCGTTTTTGGTTTGAGCCAGTGATTGAGGGAGGCAAGAGCCGGGCATGGGAACACGACCAAATGGCCAAGCATTGGAAACTGGGCAAGTTTTCGTTCAAGGCAATAATGTGGCTCGGCGGGATGATTGCCGCCGTGTCGGCGTTTCTGGTGAAATGGTGGGGTTGAAAATGGCCATACGGAAAACCATAGGGGTTTCGCATGTTCTGGCAACTGCTGCTTGTTTGTGGGGTGTGTTGTGGGCGGTAGCATCGCCGTCATACTGGTTCGAGGTTCGAAGTGTCTTCATTCCAGATGCGGCGCGGGGCAATTTTATCCCTATGGTGGTTGACCGTGAAATCCACCTACCGTTCACGGGGGAATACCGCGTCGAGGCCCGCAACATAATCGGCAACACCATTGAGTGTGAGGCGCATGGTAAGGTTGACTACCGACCTGATGCAGAATTGCCCGAACCGCTTGTGCTGAGCTGGTGGGCCTATTCAGACACACGCTGCCACGATCTTCCAAATGGAACATACAGTGTGAAAACCACATGGGAGGTTGAACGGCTATGGGGATTCATCCCGGATGGGAAGGTCGTGGCGGTATCAAATTATTTCACAGTAGGAGAACCGGAATGACCAAGAAAGCACTCTTTATTCACTGCCTTGCAACGCCAGCGGACTTTATGGAAGGTCGGCCAGTTGAGGAAGTGGTTGCCACGGTTAAGCGTTGGCACCTTGAGCGGGGATGGTCCGACATCGGGTATGCTAAGATTGGGCACCGCGATGGCACTTCGGCAGATGGTCGCGACAAAGACAATGACGGTGATGTTTATGAAGAAACCGGCGCACACGCCAAAGGCTACAATGTCAGCGGAATTGGTATCGCGCTGGTTGGTGGCAAGGGAAGCAAGCGCACTGACAAATTCAGTGACCATTACACCGAGGCGCAGCGCCAGTGGCTTTGGGATGAAATCGACGCAGTGCGCGCCCGCTACGGTGACGATATTGAGATTCGGGGCCACAATGAAGTGAGCAGTAAGGCGTGCCCTGGCTTTAATGTGCAGGAGTTCTTGGCCGAAGGTCGCCCGCGCAAATCAACCAAATCAACCACACTAGCCGCTACAGGCAGCGCTGCTGCCATTGTCGGGGCCGTTGCCGCTGATCTGCCTTCATGGGCGTATGTGGCGATTGTGGCGGCTCTGGTAGGCGCGTTTATTATATGGAAGGTGAGAAAATGAAAACCGAAGTGAACAAACCGACAAAATCAAAGATCAACTATACCGCGTTGCTGATTTCGCTGGTCACGCTTGGCTTGCTGCTTGGCGGTGCATCGCCCGAGGTTAAATCGGAAGTGCTGACCATTACCACGCTTGTTGGTCCGGCGCTGATTATGACCTTGCGCACTTGGTTTACGAACGTGAAACCATGAGAGGAAATCACCATGACTAAGGAACTACGGAAAATATTAGCTGATCTTCTACGCCGACAAGTTAGGTTGGGGGAGCCTTTTGAGGACGCTATATATAGCAACCTTGATAGCCTTTATGAATCATGATTTGGGCCTTCATCAAATCCGGTGCGGGAAAGATTGTCGGCATTGCCGTGCTGGTGCTGGCCGCGCTTGGGTTGGCTCGGCAATCCGGCAAGAAGGCGGCAGAGAATAAGCGCAAGGTTGCTGATCTTGAAGCCGAAAAGAAAACACGCGAAAGGATGGATAATGCAAAACCTGCTGAAAATGTTGATGATGCTCGGGACAATCTTAACGATTGGTTGCACCCAGACGATTAGTGAGCAAGCCGTTTGCGATGGGATACGTGATAGCCTTATGGCGCTGACTGACGTTGTGCTGCAAGAAGGCTCGGACGCCATTGTGGTAGCGACCGAGATTGTGGTTGTTAAGTATCGGGCTGGGTGTGGTTAGGCCCTACGGTGAAAAACTTTATCAGCGGTTTTTTGACCAACAAGATATTCGTATGCTTCATATAGTTCACCGAAGTTGACGCATACGGAAGCCTCCACTGATGTTCTTAAATCAGCGCAGGTTTCGCACGTTTTATAAGTTTGCCAAAAATCATCCCATAAGCCTGTAACATTTTCGTAAGTGCTTCCTTTAGTTATATCACGCCCGCACTCGCAACAAGTGTGCTGCTTGCGCGCCACAACTTCAACCGACCTAAATACTTTCGGCAGATCAGCACTATAATAGCAACAACTCATCACTCACCCCCTTCGGTTTTCATGGCGCGGATGCGCTTTGCTGAATCCACTTTTGCCGCGCCCCATATACCCATTTTGGATGGGCGGCGCTGTGGGTTTGGCGGCTCGGCTTTGAGCGCAGCCTCCTCCAACACCGCATCCCTAATGGCTTTCTCCGCAACGTATAGGACTATACGCATAGCGCTTTCCGGCCCGCCACGGTGTTCCTCCCTGCGGCTTTCGTAGGCGGCAATCATATCCTCAATCAGTTTGGCTTCGGTTTTTTTGGGTAGGTTCATCATTCTGTCCTTTCGCAAATACTTTGGAGATGCTTCTTTTTGATCCACTTATTAGTTCATCTAATGAATCCACGTCTGCCTTGTTGATTTCTGGATGCCGAGCGCATGTCCGGTAAGGGCATGTGCATAGAAATCCATCATACTTGCAAATTGTCATCACTCACCACTTTCACAAACGGGCATAGCTGGCCCGTATACAGCATAAGTCAGCCCGCAAGCAGCGAACCCAAGCACAATGCCCACAAACAAGGCGAGGCGGCAGGTTTCATCGTTCTTCCACTCCAACTCCTTAGCTTTCGGCTTGACCATATCTTTCTTAGCGTCGAGCACCCCCTGCTGATAAGAGATCAGTAGCAAGTCGTCATCCATTGGTATGCCAAACCTGGCTGGGTCGGCACGGACTGCATTGAGGCGGACATATTCTTCCGCACCGCCATCAGCCCACGTTGCAAGGTATTCGTTAATGATATACCACTTACCGTAGTTGTCCCCTTCTTTACGTGCGAATATTATTTCAGGTGCTTTAGTCATTATACTTTCCCCGCGAAATAATACCCAACTTTGTCTGGTATCTCACGATACCTTTTTTCCCACGCATCCTTAGCTTTTCTAGGGGTGGTATAATAATCATCAGCGTCTGCTTCGATGAGAAATGCTAGATATTCATCTGGCAGGACTTTCTCACCGTCCACCAACGCGCCAGTAATTATGTATTTATGAAACATGTTATCCTCCAAAGTATGCCCGCCACCGTAGCAGCGGGCGGTTGGGTTAAAAGCGTATAGTTTTTTCATCTATGCGCTCGCCAATACTCTCACTAAGTAAATTTACCATTTGATCGTCTGGTGTGTCTGCATCTATCAGGTTAAAGATATTTTGCTGCACGTCCAAAAGTGCCCGCACATATGCGTCATCCTCAAGTTGATCAACTTCTGCCAAAAGCTTTCTGGCCTGTTTTATTGTTAACATGTTCATTCTCCTTTGGTTAAAAGCTATACGAAACCCGCAGCACCGCCGCGTCATGCGCATAGTCGGCAAAGGCATAGTGGGTATATTCAGCGCCGAGGATGATGCGGCTATTCAATGCCCAATCAAGCCCGGCACCATAGCTCATGCCCTCGTCAGCCACGCCAGAGGCCCAGGAATAGCCAACGTGGGCATAGGGGCTGACGCGCCCCATATCGAGGCCAGCGCGAGCTTTCACGGTGGCCACGCCAGTAATCGGGAATGTTTCGCTATCGTATACCGAATAGCTGACTTCCCCGCCAACAAGCACACTGCCCCAATCCCACAGGTAACCGGCTTGCGCACCGTAGATCAGGAATGTTTCCTTTTCTTCCTCGGTCCACGTTTCGGTATGGTCAAAATATTCCTCGGTGCCGACCACACGCTCGCGGGCGTTGTCAAAATAATGCTGGTTCATACCAGGGAAGCCACCATTGCAATAGCGTTCATCGAGTTGGCGGTTCCAATCGTTTTGCCACCACTTCCAGCACTCGGTCACGTCACGGGTTTTGTAAATATCCTCGCTGTATTCCGTGATTTTCCGCATTGCTGCCGCGCCAGCATGAATGCCGATGTAAGCGCCGGAGAATGGGCTGATAGGCACAAATGGCGCGGGCGGTGCAGGCGGCACAACTTCCTGAGTTTCGCCGGTGGCGTAAACATAGTTACCTGCATAAGCGGGCATGGCGAGGCTGATAAGGGCGGTTGTGAGTAAGATTTTCTTCATAGTTTTATCCTTTCAGGGACATATAGGTTGCTACCAAGATAGGCAGCGGGGATAGGACTGACACAGCACAAACTAGGTCAATCAAGGTCAGGAGAATAATCTCCCACCATTTCAGTTCGGGCGGGTGGTAGTCGGGGGTCATGCTTCAATCTCCAATATGTTCCGGCGCTCAACGGTGAACGTGTAAGCCGCCACCCATGGGTTGCTGGCCCATGTGTCAAGGCCATTGATCTTGTCAATAATTTCGGCAAAACCCAACCGATAGCTTTCGGACGGATTCCGCGCAGTGCCAAACTCATGCGGATTGGAGCCTTCGGCCCTTGCCTCCGCCTCGCTAATATCCTGCAATCGCTGGACGCGAACATCTGTCACGGTCAGAGTCATGCGGCTGGACCATTTGGGCATTTCATCTGCAAACTGCCATTCTATGCCGGGCTGCGTGTCATCAATGAAAGCCTCGTGGCCTTTGTAAATTGTCGCAGTTTCGGGGAAGTATGTTGTCGCCCACATTTCTTGAACCCAAAGGCGGTCTCCAACTTTGTAGGGAACGTGCAATGGTTCGTCGCTGCTTTCAGACCGTGGGTAAGAATGCGGGTTATATTCCCATTCATCCTCATTCATAAAAACTGATGACGATGGTGGAATCTGTTGCTTCAAAATGCGTCGCGTCTGCGTTTTCCGGCCTTCCCACGCAGCAAGGGCCATATCGGGCTGGAATAGTATCGGGTGGTCAATCATGGCTTGCCTACCAATCCGCAGTAGCCGCTTGTTGATGGGCGAACAGCATCTTGTTGTTCCATCTCGGACATTGCCAAGCCATCCGGTTCATCCCACCGCCAAGCCATGCACTCTGAGCCTCGGCATCTTATACCCCCTGCAAAGTAAACTGCTTCCCGCCCGTTAATTTCATCCGGGCAGTCGCTTGCCAATGTTTGCGGACACCATTTGTTTTTTGCTTCTTCCTCAGTCATACCGTATCCCCCAATTCTTCAAGCCGCTCAATTACGGCGCGCGGCATTTTGCAACCGAAATATTCGGCGCGAATACGCTCGATCTCGGCGATATCCTCAACGCGCTTGGCAAGACTTTTATATGACAACGTCAGCGGGTGAACATCACGGCCCTTGGTAGCCATATCCCAACTTTCCTCAGCAACACATTCCGCAACAAAATCTGTAATATCTCCCATCGAGGATATTTTGTCACCCTTCATGTCTAAGCTAAGCACTTGGATGGTCCAATAGTTATCCTCGCCAGTTGCTAAGTCATTCACCATTTTGGCAAAGTCAGAATAAAGATGTTCATAAACATGGCTCTTGTGAGCACCGTCATTCTGGACTAGCATGTATTGCATTATTTCCATTGTGTCAGTCATATCAATTTTCTCCTAGTGTGGGGGCTCATAGCTTGCCCTTCGCTTTGGCGATGGCATTAAGCAAATCCCTTCGGTTTTCTGTTCCGTTTGGTATCTTTAATGCTTCCTCCATTATGCCTGCCAAAGCCTCCAGCAATTCCGCATTGGTGGCTTGCAGGGCTTCACGCTCGGCGGCTAGGGCTTCGTCAATCTGCCCCGCTAATGTTCTGGTGCTTGAGGCCAAAGCCCATGACCAATGTGAAGCTATCCCCCACGCGACTTCACTGTGGATTTTTACTGGGACACCTTCAGGTGCTACGCTCGGTTTCCTCATATCAATTCCCTCCTATCGGAATACTCACGGAGAGCGTGAATACCCCCGAGGTTTTGCTGGTATAGAGCGGGATAAAACCCACATTTAAATCAACGCCGTTGTTGAACCGCGCCTTAACGTGCGGGCCGATGACAAGCACAAAATCGCCCATTGTTGGCCAGCCGTGCGCCGCTGCTTTCGGGGCAAACTCGGCATATTCAAACATGCCAGCAAAGCCCCCGCCGCGAATTTCAATCTGTCCAATGTCAAACAGGCGCGTGTCAGCAAATCCGAGTCCATAGATCGTGCGGTTTCCGTAACTGTTGGAATATGCACCAGCCTGAAAGCCATACTGAAAAACCTTGTCGGCACGGAATGTCACGCTGGCATTAAGGCCGGGGTTGAATTGTTCATACTCATTGGCATGGCCAGGGTGATAACTGCCCAAGGTCGCGCCGAGGCGGAATTGCGTTTCAGCCTGAGATGGTCGCCCAAAGGCCAGCATCATAATAACCACGAGGCCGATAATGGCGGCAATGTAGGCAATGTCGCGCAACATTTCGCGGATTTGGCCGTGGTTTCTATCTCGGTATTTCATATCAATTCCCCTAGTTGCCTCGATAAAACCATACTATACGCACAATTATTGGGTGTCAAGCGCAATGTTTGCCTATAGGGGAAATTATTTATCAATGGTCTATTGAGTAATCATCGCCGTAAATCTTAATTAGCGTGTCAATAATCCCGAATGAATCATGCCCTTTAGCTTCAATGAAGGCCGTTGGGTTGCGGTGAAAGCTACCAGCGAAATCCCGGCTATGGCACTTCACCAGCATTGGCATACAGGAAAACATGTTCTTTTTATGGCTTCCTTTCCTATCGTGATATTGATGGTGCAGATCAAGCGGCCCGTATCTGCCGCAGCACCAACAAGGAAGGTGAGTCATTTCATTTGCATACCAATTCTCTGCTGTGGTTTTTTCAGGCTTGCGGCTATTCGGCCTAAACGGCTTGCGAACCTTAGGTTTCTTTTTTGGCTTTGGGCATGGCCTGAAATCAGTCATGCGGCCACCTTTTGGCTTTTCAAATAATCAACCATTTCCGGGTCCGGGTTGCTCAACTCAATTCCTAGCGCCGTGTATTTCTGCCAAACATGATCAAGGAATTGGTTCATTTGCTTGATCGTCATTTCACTGGTCACGGAAAACCCGAAATCGCGCATACATATTATTTTCTGCTCGTATGTCATCGGTTTAATAATCTCGTCATATTTTTGCCTGAATGACTCGCTTGCTGCCCTCATAATCGGAACACCTATTTCAAGCTTCATTGTGGCTTGAATTGTTGCAGCATCGGTATCGCCGAGGTATTTTTCAATATCTGCTACCCATAACCACATCAGATTATTTTGCTTTGTGCTTCTATCATCGCCAAGAACCCAGCTAATCCGCATCGGTAGCTTTTGAGTGCTTATGAACGTAAACAGGTTGCGAAGCTGTGCGATTGATTTGATGGAGCGGCTGGGCATCGGTCTTTCCTTTCTGCCACCACCGCTAGCAACAAGGGGCGCGGTGGTGGCTTCCCCGTGGGGAACTGGTTAATCGCTGTCTATTACGTCAAAATCGCATTCTTCATGATCCCTGTCTTTCGTAGACACATTTTTCAGGGCTGAAACAACAGCGGAAGAATCCTTGAAATACAGCATGTTAAGATTGTCATAAAAGCCCAAAACAGACGGGTGAAGCTCGACACAAAACCCGTCCTTGAATTTTACTGTCCAGTGATAGGCGCTGCGCACGACAACTTCCGAAAAAGATTCTATTTGCGACTTTACTCCTTCCATTTCCGCAATGTTTTCGGCTTTTTCGAATTTTTTGTATTTGGGCTTTTCCCCACATTCCAACCTGTGCTTTGCCGCCTTGTGGGCAGCAACGCCTTCAACGTTTTTGCATTTTTTACCGCAGATGTCGCACTTGTGCTTCTGCGATTTCTTAACATCATATCGACCATACAAGACATTGTAGGCGTCTTCTGGACTGTCAAGCCAGCTTGAGTTTTCTTCGTAAAATGCCATTGCGGCTCCAATGCCCATTTTCTTTCCTTTTATAAAAAGCCCCCACCGCGAACTGGTTACTTAGGTAAAATGCGGTGAGGGAGTTGCCCCGAGAGGTTGGGGATTCGGTTATGGCTTGCCTGCTAGACCGCAATATCCTTCAAAGGGTTTCGTTGGCAGGGCAAATTCAGCCTTATTTTCCAGCACATATTTTGCTGCACCTTTAGCCGTCATGCCGCGCTCTTTTTCGCACTCCTTAAGCGCCGCGATATATTCAGGCGTATTGGCGTTGAGCGGGATCCACCGCCAAGCCATGCAGTCTGAGCCATGGCAATTCTCGCGTGTTTCATATTCAATCGCTTGCGGACACAATTTGGTTTTTGCTTCTTCTTCGGTCATGTTAAGCCCTCCACTCTGGGGCGAAGGGAATGGAGTCCCCGTCTAGGTCAACACCACCAGCAGGCGCTCCACCTTGGGAAGGTGCCTGATACCCTTGCGCGCCGTTGCCGTGGCCTTGGCTTTCACCTTTAGGCCCGTCCAGCATCACCAGTTTGGCATCAAAGCCATGCAACACAACTTCGGTTGAATACCGATCATTACCAGATTGGTCCTGCCACTTGCGGGTTTGCAACTTGCCTTCAATGTAAATCTTAGAGCCTTTCTTCAGAAACCGCTCTGCAATGCCAACAAGTCCCTCTGTGAAAATGGCAATTGTTACCCACTCTGTGCGCTCGTGCTGCTGCCCGTCTTTCTTCCACTTCTCAGTGCAAGCTAGCCGCAGGTTAGCCACACGGCCACCGTTCCCGAACGTCCTGATTTCAACGTCGGCACCTAAATTGCCTATTCCAACCCATTTATTTAGCATTTTTATGTTTCCCTTTTTTCAATATTACCGCTTTTTCAGGGCGGTTTTTTATCCAATATCGGACAGTGCCACTTCCAAGGCCTAATGCCCTTTCAGCTTCTTTTTGACTGGCATAATCTACACCAAGAACTTTTACCGCGTTTGCTTGCTCTGGGCGGGGGTTTTTTTTGCCGTGCATATGGTGCCCTTTCCCGCTTTTCATAAGCCCACGAGCGGCAGCGTCTTTCATATTTTGAGCATGAGAACCAAGGGACAAATGGTCAGGATTTATGCACAGCTTATTATCACACGAATGCATAACCTCTAAACCAGTTGGGATTGGCCCTTTATGAAGCTCGTAAGAAAGCCTATGAACCGAAACCGTTTTACCAAATGCCTTTATGCACCCGTAGCCATTTTTATATGTGTGACCGTCCCAGTTCCAGCACATAGTTAGCCCATCAAGGACATACCCATCTAAGAGGCGGACGAACGGCGGTGCGGCTGATGGCATTTACAATCTCCTTTTCAGTAGTATACTCGGCTAACCAGAAATCGCAAGAATTGTTTTGTTAACTGACCCGGCCATTAGTAAGCCTCCTTTTGTTTCTTTTTAATATCTGAGCGAATGCTTTCGCTTAACTCGTCAGTCAATCCGGCATCCACTGCTCGTTGCGCCAAATGCGTTAATATTGATATGTCATCGTCTATGAATGCGCAGTTCCCGCCTGTGATATGTTTCGCTGCATCTCGAACAAATCCGCACACAGCACTATCTAGCATTTCTGTATCGTCCATTAAAAAGCCTCCTTTTCGATTGTTTGATTCACACCGTCTATGTCAGAAACCTTGTGGTTTTTTGACACATAGGTTTCTATAAATGAGGTTACAGCCTCACGGTCGTTTTTCGCGATCCAGTGCAGCGCGGCGCGGTGGTCGGTGATTTCATACTTGTGAACCTTGCGCATACCTTTGACTTTATCCTTGGAAGCGGCGCGCGCGGCCTTGTCAGCCTCTAGCGCTGCCTCTTTAGCGGCCTGTGCTGCACGTTGTCCCTCAAGGTCACTGGCTGCGGCTTCACGCGCTACACGCTCAGCCTCTAGCCGGGCGGCGTTGGCTTCTTCCCATGCCTTGCGCTCGGCGGCTTTCTTTTCCGCTGCAAGTTTGGCTTTGAATGGGGCGCAGGTTGCGACAAGAGCGTCACGAATGCGGGTCAGGTCATCAAGCGTTGGCTTCCATCGTGCTTTCTCAGCCTTCCATTCATCATAGAGAGGGGCAGCGGCTGATTTCTCTGCCAGCCCAACCTCTTTTAGCGCTTCCTTGATACTTTTGGTTAGGCCATCCACAACCTCCAACTGTTCGGCGGTTTCAATTACCTCGCCATCGGTCCAGTTTTCAGCTTCGGTGATAACCGCATCAAATGGCGCTAAAGCCTCGGTGATGGGGTCAGGCGGGTTGTTGTGGCCTATGGTGGTTATCTTGTTCATATCAACTCTCCTAATATGGAATTTCGTCACCATCAGGCAACGTGTCAGCCGCAAAGCTGGCTTTTTTCTTTGCGCAAGCGTCAATGATTTGTTGATTTGCCGCAGATTGTGGCTCAAGTGATTTTAGCTGTTTGTAATAATCTGTCAGTTCATCAACACTTTCAACCTTGCTGATTTCCTCTAGGATTTTCGGAATAGGTTTCGGTTTCATCTTTGGTTTCGGTTCTGGCTCGGGTTTCTTTGAATCAGGGTCTTGAGTTCCATCATCTATAGCCAGCAATCCACCAAGCGCATACTTGTGTGCGTAGCTTGATGCAGACCCGGAGATTTGCGCCTCATCCATGCCCTTACGAGTAAAAGCATGTAGTGCAAAGCTAGTTGTGGAAACAGTTTCGCCCAAATAATAAAGCGTTGCCGTTGCCTTGAGAACCAGCTTCCCGCACAATTCCAAAGGCTCATCCCTGCAAGTTAAGTGCGACCCTTTCGGCAAGTGTGGCTTTGCAGCGGACAGCATGCCCTCTGCCGTGCGGTAGTTATACCCACCAAAGCTATTCGTCTTATTTTTTGGGGCGTTAACCTCCATTTGCAGCATATGCAAAAGTTCGTGAACATTTTCCATTATTCCAACTCCTTTGCTTGTTCAATTTTTTCGCGCAGCAGCCAGTAAGCCTCGCTAAAGGCGGATGACCTGCCTTGGTGGTAAGTCTCTGTCGTCTTTGTTCTGGCTTCCTTCGCGGCCTTGTCAGCAGCTTCTCGGCGGTCGCTCAACTCGCGCTCAAGCTGGAATTGCAGATCACGGCGATTGCTCATTGGATTGCCTCCGCTTTGGCTATGGCGGCTTCTGCCCGTTCAACCGTGCGGTCAATACGATCCTGCTGCATTTCTCCGCCAAAAGGAGAGGTGGTTTCGCTCAAGCCCAAAATAGCCTTTAAAGCCCCCAAAGCCTCCAACATTGCCGCATGGCTTTCCACAAACGCTTGCGGGTCTTCTATGCCTGCCATAGCGTTTACACAGGTGACAATGCGGTTGGCGTTGGCAGCGGATTCTTCATGGCCAATACCAGATATACATACCGCGCTCTGTATCCGGCAAACATCGCCTCTAAATGTGGCGCAAGGTGCAGGTTCGATCTCCGCTACATATTCATCTGGACCATCCTCAAGATGCTCCACTCCGCCACGGACGCTCCAAGGCTCTTTCGTATGTTTCATTGCACTGCCTCCATAATCATACCCACAAGCGCCTGTGCGCCCTGTGAAGCCCCGTAGAGAGCCAAGAAAGCCACTGCAAAGCCTGCACCAGTCCAGAACCACCGATTGCGGTTAGACACGCGGCTGGATTTGCCAGCTTTGCCCTGGTAGGTTTCAAAGGAATCACGTTGTTTTTGAGGTTGCATTTGCATTGTTTCATTCCTTGTTGCTATGCCCTCAGTATGCACACATAAAATACATACGCAAGCAAAAAAATCGGGCTATACGCAAAACTATTGCTTGACCAGCACGGCAACCGCCAATATTATTGGCTTATAAAAGGAGGCGTATATGCTAAAGGAAATTCAGGAAGCTATGGAGGATCGCAGCGTAAAGAAGATGGCGAAGAAGTCACTTCTTTGTGAGGAAACATGGTATAAAATCAAAAACGGCAAGCCTGTGAATAAAACATCACTTAAGCGCGCCGCACAATATTTGGGCCTTGAATGGCAAGAAGCCCATAGCGAATAGGGGGGTATCTTCCTCTGGCGTTTCGTGTGCGTCGGTTAACCCAAATCCAATGCAAGCGAGTCCCCCCACTGATTTCATTATTCGCACTAATTGGTAAACGCAGCGCTGCCGGAGCGATAGAAGGCACACAAATTCAAGAGATACTCGAAGGGATGATAGAATGAGCAACCGAGATTTAATTGAACGGCTAACCGGCCCTTTGACCATGAGTATGTGCATCAACAAGGAGCACATGATTGAGCAACAAAGAGCGCTGCTGAAAGAAGCCGCCGCAGCCCTAGAGGCAATGGAGTGGCAACCGATTGAAACCGCGCCGAAGGATGGAACGGAATTTACGATTTGGGATGGCCGTGACATTGAGTGGCGCAATCGCTTCGATGGGTATGGGAATTTAGAATATTATGGCCGTGTTGATTACGACATGGACGGTTGGGAGTATTGGCCAGAACTGAGCGCGGATTTCAAGTGGAAGCGCATCACCCCACCAGAGGCCGAATAGCCAGCAACCAAAATTCAAACGGAGATATATAATGGCAATTATTGAAGCAAACGGCGTGAAAATAAATTCATCGGAAATATTCATGAAGTCTGGCTGGTTTCCTGAAATGGAGGAGGCGGTTGGCGAATGGATGCGCGGCGGCATACGGCTCCCCAAGGTTTCAAGTGACGGGGTTCAGTCAAAAGCATATTACGGGATGAAAACAACACGCCGGGAGCGTGTCTTGGCGGTGTTTGATGAAGACGAAGGTCTAACCCTAACTGATCTGGCTGAGATTTTGGGCGAGTCACGAGATTTGCTTAGTGCCAGTATTTCCGAAATGGCTCGGCAGGGATTGCTTCAGGTATACGGCACCAACGGCAAAGACAAAAAAGGCGCGCGGGTTTACGGCCTTCCAAACCAAAATATCAAAGTGCGCATCCCGATTAAAAATAACGGTATCAACACGAGCAAAGGCACCAACGCCGCAAGGATTATTGCCGCGCTTGAGGACAAAGATTTAGCTAGCCGCGAATTAGCCGATATTATTGGCACTTCCACCGTCACAGCATCACGACTTTGCAGCGCAATGTCACGGATTGGCCTTATCTATCGACACAGTAACCGGCGCGGACGTGAGGGCGGCGGTGCTGAATACATTTACAGCAGTGCTAAGAAATGAAGCGGCCCCCACTTAAAGCCAAGCGCGATATGAATGAGCAAACGCTATTCAAAATTCTGCGCGATTACAAAATTCAGGTCCACCCAATGGATCAGCCTGTTGATGCAATCTGCGCCTTCAAGGGCGTGAATTATCTTGTTGAAATCAAGAACGGCAAGGCTGGCAGGCTAACCGAGCCACAAATCAAATTCATTTATGAATGGTGCGGTCAGGTTGTTGTTTTGAGCAATGAAGATGACACGCATAGATGGGCTGGATCAATCGTAAATGCAAAGAGGAGTTAGAGGTATGAACAAAATGGAACAAGCCTATTACAAGGCGCTGGACGCAAAGCGCAAGCTACTTATGGCCAAGGTTGCCGAAGCTGTGGCGCGTCACGATCCGGTGGCGGTGCTGCGCGCCGAATTGCTGGAATACACCCACGGGCTAATGCGTATGGAAGTGGCAGATATGAATCGGCTGAAGCTAACGCCGGGAATGCGGGTATAAACCAAAAACCCCGCCACAACTAAGCGACGGGGTTGATGTTTGCCTTGGGTTAGGCTAGGGTGCGGTTACCAACTGCAAAGCAAGTATTACATGATGGGGATCGTGTTTGCAAGTGCTTTGCCCACACAAAAGGGCAGTAATGACTAATTATAAAGATAGCACGGAATACGCCTACAGGCGATTAGTGCGCGCAGCAATCCGAAAATCAAACATGACAAAGAGCGACAGAGATATAACTCTAGCGATTGTCAATTTATGGTTTCACCACAGAAACGGGCCAAAGGGCTACATTCATCCCGGCAGAAAGCATTTAGCTAAAAAAGCAAATGTATCAATCATAACAGTTGCTAGATGTTTGACTCGGCTGAGAGATTCCCACGTTATACTAGCCATTAAAAACCCCAAAGGTGAGGGGCAAAAACCAACTCAATACGTGGTAAATATCCACGCTCTTATGCTCCATTGTGGGCAGTATTGGCTAGACGAATTTATGGCATTGTCATCGCCAAAATGCTACACTACTTTTCCCGAAAATGATACACCACTAGCGTATCAAAATGATACACAGTATAAGTATACGTCAAACGTGTTGTTATTTGAAAATAACTTAGCGAAAAAATCAAACGGTGGCAAACATGAATGATATGTTTTCACCAAGAGGAACCGAAGCAAGCCCTAGCCAGAAGAAAGAACTTCGAGGCTATCAGCAAAACGCTCTCAACCTATTGCGTCAATCATTTGGGAAAGGAAATAAGCGCACAGTTATCCAAGGGGCAACAGGTTTCGGCAAAACGCTGCTATCAGCCAAAATAATCGAAGGCGCTTTGACTAAAGGTAACAGCGTGATGTTCACAGCCCCAGCCATAAGCCTGATTGACCAGACGGTATCTGCATTTGAGGACGAGGGGATTTATGACATTGGCGTCATGCAGGCAAGCCACCCGCGCACGAATAGCTTTGCCAAGGTTCAAATCGCATCTGTTCAAACACTGGCTAGGCGCGAGGTTCCAGAGGTAAGCTTGGTGATTGTGGATGAGGCGCATATACGGTCAAAGGCAGTTGAGAAAATGATGAAGGAACGCGAGGACGTGTTTTTTGTTGGGTTATCAGCTACACCGTGGGCCAAGGGAATGGGAAACTTGTGGCAAGATTTGGTTATTCCAACAACGCTGCAAGAATTGATTGATGATGGCTATCTTTCAAAATTCACGGCATACGCGCCAAGCATACCAGATTTAACAAAGGTAAAAACGCGCGCCGGGGAATATGTCGAGGCTGATTTAGAGGAAATCATGTCGGAAGGTATTCTGGTAGGCGGCATTGTTGAAACATGGCTGGAAAAGGCCACAGGACGCCCAACGCTGGCCTTCGGGGTTAATTGCGCCCATGCCCACACAATGTTTGAGGCTTTCCAGTCTGCGGGCGTTGCAGCGGCTTATGTTGACGCCTATACGGATGTTGTTGAGCGCCAATTGATTGAGCGCAGGTTTAGGGCGGGCGAGGTTCAAGTCGCTTGCTCGGTTCGAACATTGACCACTGGCATTGATTGGCCAGTGAGTTGCATCATTGATGCAGCCCCTACAAAATCAGAAATGCTTCATGTTCAAAAGATTGGCCGAGGCTTGCGGGTAAATGAAGGCACAGAGGATTTAATGATTCTCGATCATGCTGGTAATTCTTTACGTCTTGGCCTTGTAACTGACATTCTGCACGATACGCTGGATAAATCAATCAAGGGTGAAAAGCAGAAGAAAACCACGGCAGAAAAACTACCGAAAGAGTGCGCAAACTGTGGCGGGCTTCATACCGGGCTTACTTGCCCATTTTGCGGGCATGAGCGAAAGCCTATTGCTGGTGTTGAAACTGCGGATGGCGTCCTTGTGGAAATTAATGGAAAGAAACCACCTAAACCAACAATGGCAGAAAAACAGCTTTGGTTTTCGGCTTTCTTATTCATAGCGAGAAAGAGGGGGTATAAAGATGGTTGGGCTTCGCAAAAATATCGGCAGAAATATGATGTTTGGCCAAAAGGCATTGAAAGAATGCCGACCGAACCAACTCAAGAAATATATAATTGGGTCAAGGCAAAACAGATAGCGTATGCAAAGCGTAGTAATGCTTGATTTTATTGCGGCATAGGGCTAAAAAGAAAGGGAGCCGCGATGCGTCAACATCCGGCCCCACGATCAGCTAATGGAGATAGCCAATGACTAGAGATTTACCAACAATTGAAACATTACGCAAGCTTTTACGCTATGAACCGGACACGGGGAAGTTATATTGGCGTGAGCGCAGTTTAGATATGTTCCAAAACAATGGGGGCAGGTATACTGCTGAACGTAATGCGAAAATATGGAACACGAGGTTTTCTGGTAAAGAGGCATTTACAGCCTTCAATGCCGGTTACCGTCATGGGCAAGTATTTAGGATTAAGCTTCGTGCGCATCGTGTAATATGGATGATGGTGCACGGGGAATGGCCAGAAGAAATAGACCACATAAACCATAACAGGGGCGATAACCGGATAGTTAATCTTAGAAACGTTTCAAGGGCTGTGAATATGAAAAACAAGCCTATGCAGGTTAATAATACAAGCGGGTGCGTAGGTGTAACGTGGGATAAGTCGCGGAATAAATGGAAGGTTCGAGTCCACGTAAAAGGCAAGTCAAAATTCATAGGTGATTTTTCAGAAATTGAAGATGCGATAAGCGCCCGTAAAGATGCGGAACCTATAAGCAATTATCACGAAAATCATGGAGCGAAACCTTGATAAGCCAAAATACAGCGGATGCAGCAAAAGGAAAATGGCGCGGGATTCTAATGGCTCTAGGATTGCCCGAGTCCTCATTGAAAGATAAGCATGGTTCCTGTCCTCTTTGTGGCGGGAAAGACCGATTCCGTTGGGATAACAAAGAAGGCAGAGGCACATACATTTGCGGACAGTGTGGTGCTGGTAACGGCATGGAACTCGCAATCAATTACACTGGCCGAGAATTTAAGGAAGTCGCAGCGGATATTGATGGCTTGCTCGGCAATATAAAATTCAACCACGATAAGATAAAACCCGAATTAACAGACCAACAGCGCAAAAACGCTTTGCGTGATGTATGGGCAGCAACCAAGCCTATTGAGCAAGATGACTTGGCGCATAAATACCTTTCGAGCCGAAAGATTGATGAATTGATCTACCCGCCTGCACTGCGATTCGCAGAGGCTTTGCGGGATGGTGACGGTGGAATAAGGCCGTGCATGGTTGCAATGGTTGGTGTTTATGGGCAAGAGAAGTTCTGCACAATGCACCGCACGTTTCTTTCATCGTCAGGAGGAAAGGCTGAAATGCCAAGTCCTCGAAAGCTAATGCCCGGCAGCTTGCCGGATGGTGCTTGCGTGATGCTTTCTGATTATCATGGCGGGCCTTTGGGAATTGCCGAGGGGATAGAAACAGCCATGAGCGCCAGTGCGTTGTATAGCTTGCCAGTATGGGCGGCTATCAATTCAACAATGCTTGAAAAGTGGTTTCCGCCTGAAAGCTGCGATGAGATTGTGATTTTTGGCGATAACGATGCAAAATTCGGCGGGCAGAAATCGGCTTACACGCTGGCGCATAAGCTGGCGGTGAAGGGGTTTAATGTTTCCGTAAAGATACCAGATCAAGCAGGATTCGATTGGGCTGATATTTATTGCGCTAAAACATAAAATAACCCTTGCAATCCCTAGGCCATTAGCCTATATTGAGGGTATAGAGAAACAAAGGAGAGACAAGATGAAACTAGCACAGGCTCGCAAGATAGCTAAAACCGTAAAAGACGACCCAAAATGGGCGCGAGATTACTTATCAACAGATGATTTGGCTGACGCTTTTGGCAGGTTGGATTACAACGCCAATCGCAATTGGAATGATGGCGACAAAGAATTGGCACGCACCATTTGGGATTTTCATGCGTGATATTCTGGTTAGGCCAGTTTCGGCTGGCCCTTCCTGAAGACCAACCACACAGCAACAAAAGGACTTATCTAACGCTTTATATTGTATCAATAAATTCCGGTGCTAACCGGTTGGCGCGTCTACTTTGTGACGAATGCCAGCTTGTAGCCGCAGAACGCGCTTGTAAGGCCGCAGGCTTGGCTTGTGACGTGCAGGAGGTTGAGCAATGAACCTTCCCCAGATCACAGCGGACACGGCCCCAGAGCCTACCGTTCTAGCGGCATTGGCCATTGGCGCCGCGCTTGCTTTCATCATTGCAACAATTGCCACGAAATAAAGGATTTAGACTATGACAACAATAAAACAAGCGGCACACATAGAATTGCGTCTGCACGTTCACAGCCAACTGATGGAGGTATTCATGCTGCAGTGCGGGGTTGATCGTGATGAAGCCAGTGTGTTGGCCTATGGGCGCATGAAGGATTGGAGCGCGGCCAGAAGCCGCAAGGTCAAAAGCTACATCAACAACGGCTTTTTTGATCACTGCCATAATCCGCAAAATGTTGCGCACGTGCTGGATGAAATCGCCTGATCTTTTGGCTAGGCGCGTTGCGGCGCGCCCTTCCTGAATATCAACATTGAAAGAAATGAAATGACCCCGCAACAATTCAAAGAGATACGTGAGCAGCTTGGCCTTTCACAACCAGAACTGGCCAAGATATTGCACAAGGATAAAGGCACAATCAGCCGCTATGAGCGAGGCTTGCGAGGGGTTAGCTTTGAGCTGGCGTTTTACATGCGAAATCTTTTGGAGGAAACACAATGACCAAACCAACAAAACAAGAAGTGACGAAGTGGCTCGCGTCATTATCGGCGTGTGAAGGGAGCTATCCCCCAAGCGAAGAGCGCGTTTTGGCTCAAGCCGCCATTGACCTGCTCAAAGCCATTCCAGAGCCGGAGCCTGAATGGGGACCGTGGATTGGCTGGAACGGTGGTGATTGCCCTGTTGAGCATGGCGTGATTGTTGAGGTTGTTGACGTGCCTACAGGCAGTCTAACAACGTCACAGCCGGAGAGCTTGGATTGGGCTGCTGCAGAAAATTACCCAATCATCGCCTACCGCGTCAAGAACACACCACAAAAGCTGGAGTTTTTCTGGCGTCCGAAGGATGACCATATGATGCTCTATGCCAGTAAGAAATATGCGGTAAATGAGATGAAAGGCGCAGGTTTCGACGCTGATCATGTCGAAAAAGTCGAAGTGCGGGTGATTAAATGACACCAGAAACCATAGCCCGCATATCCCGCAGCTTGAGCATTATTCCCCGGTGGGCTGGCAACGTAACCCGCGAGTTTTACGTTTCGGATCATTTGTTGATTGGCCTAGCATGGCTGCAATATCAGGGGGCACCCGTTGAGGTTCAACGCGCCTGGTTGATGCACGACGCGGTAGAGGCTTGGACCAGTGACGTGCCAACGCCATGCAAAACGGATGATTTCAAATCGCAGGAAAATGATCTCCTCTTAGATATGGCCATGAAAATTGGCGTGAGTTTTGATGCACTATACAGCCCAACCGTCAAGCAATGCGATTTAGAAATGGCAGCAGCCGAGGATTCAGTTATCCATTATTCCCCGTGTGGCACTTATGGCCGCGCCCCTGATCACCTGGTTTACATGATTGAAAACCGCCCTCAGCAAACATGGGCAGAACGGCAAGCTGAATTTAGCCGGGTGTGGGGAGAAATGTTTAGCGAGGCGAAAATAAATGAAAATAGGGGGTTTACATTTGGTTACGCGTAACCTATATTGAGGGTATAGACAGACGGCACAGGGCCGCTGCACTCAAGGAGAGACAAAATGACCAAATACAAAGCCACAGTCATGCACCACAGCATCAGCCAGGGCGAGCACATTGACGTAGGAGATAACTTGCTGACTGCAAAGCGCCGCGCCACGGCCCGGTTTGGTGCCGGATTTACCGACCATATGATTGTAATTTGGGATACAAGCATCTCCGAATACCCAACCGACCGTGATGCTTGGGTATGCACCAAGCTGGTCAACGGCAAGTGGCGGGCATATAAATGACCAACGCGGAAAAACAGAAAGCCTTCAGGCTCCGCCAAAAAGAGGCGGGGCTTAAGCTTGTGCGCATATGGGTAAAGCCAGAACACGAGCAAGCGGTGAAAGAATATGCCGAGGACTTGAAAGACGGCAAAGATTGCCAAAGCCTCTAAGCCATTCCTTCGGGGGTGGCTTTTCCCTATTGCTTTTTGGCTAGGCCGTGGTAATATGCTGGTGAGGGTTTTGGACCGCCACAAGCGAGGTGCTATGATATGGCAGCACGACACCCCTCAACAAATCGAAAGGACGGTGATCTTTTGTATCTATTAGGTGAAACTTTAACGGAGGAGTTTACATAATGCCCGGAGGACGCCCGACAAAATATAAACCAGAGTTCTGCCAGACCGTTATTGAGGTAGGAACCTATGGCGGGTGGCTTGCGGAAATGGCTGAGGCGTGTGACGTCGTAAGGTCGCAAATGGATGTTTGGGCAGATGCACACCCTGAGTTTTCGGAAGCGTTAACGCGCGCAAAGCAAAAAGCGCAAGCATGGTTTGAGGCTCAGGGCCGCGTAGGTCTTACCGCTGACAGGTTCAACGCCCCATTGTGGCAAAAGCAAATGAGTGCCCGCCACCGCGAAGAATACACAGAGCGCCACGACCACACAACAAACGGCAAAGACATAGCGCCAGTATTCAACACAATCTATGAAAGCAAGCCTGATGATTGATTCACAAAATGCTTTAATTGCTTTCGTTCTGGCTTTTTCCGTAACTGTTCTGTTATCGTAAGTGAACGAACACACCTTCAGAGTAAGATGGTATCAGCGAAACTTTCACAAGGCATTAGTAGAAAGAACGCATGACAGGCTTATGGCGGTATGGCATCGACGTGCTGGCAAGGATGAAATAGTCCTAGACGCGATGCGGCAGAACGCGCTAACAAACCCCGGCACATATTGGCACTGCTTCCCTGAACAAGCGCAAGCCCGCAAAGCTATCTGGAACGGTGTTAACGGCCATACGGGCATAAGGCGGATATTAGAGGCATTCCCTGAAAGCATCATCAAGCGGATGCATGACGCTGATATGTTTATTGAGTTAAAGAACGGCGCAACATTTCAGCTTATCGGTTCTGATCGCTATGACAGCACGGTTGGTTCTGGCCCCAAGGGCATAGCCTATTCAGAGTGGGCATTGAGCAATCCGGCTGCATGGGCTTACCATTCCCCAATGATACGGGAATCAAAAGGATTTGCGGCTTTCATTACCACGCCACGCGGCAACAATCACGCCAAGAGAATGTTTGACCGGGCGAAATCAAGCCCGCTTTGGTTTAGCGAGTTGTTAAGCATTAATGACACAAAAACCCTGTCGCAAGACGTGCTTGACGAAGCCCTCGAGGAATATCAGGACCTGCACGGCATTGATCTGGGGTTGGCGCTATTTGAGCAAGAATACATGTGCAGTTTCTCGGGTGCACTGGTGGGCGCTTACTTTGGTGCTGAAATGAACAAGGCCGAGCGCAACGGCCAGTTTGCCGATGTCGAAATTGATGAAGCCAACCCGGTGCATTGCGTTATGGATTTGGGCAAAGCGGTCAATAACCCCGTGTGGCTGTTTCAGGTTATCGAAGGGGAGCTGCGTATTGTTGATTTTTATCAGCCGCCAACGGATGACCTAGACGATTGGTGTGCTGATTTACGTGAGCGCGGGTTTAACGGCAATACCTACGTGCCGCATGATATTATGGTGACGGAGTGGGGCAGTAACAAAACACGCATTGAACGGCTACGCGAAAGAAAGATGAATCCAAAGCGGATCGCGCGGGTTTCTGTGGCTGATGGTTTGCAAGCCGGGCGCATGGCAATCAATGCGGCTATCTTTGACCAAAGAAAGTGCGAGATCGGCATTGAGGGCTTGAAGAATTACCGCAGGGAATGGGATGCAGAAATGAAAACCTTTCGCGAAAACCCCGTAAAAGACTGGTCCGAGCATATCGGGTCGGCATGGCGTTATCTTGGGCTATGCTGGCGTGATGTTCCGAAGGCGGGCGCATTAGTTGCAAAACCAAAAGAATTAGAGTATGTTGTTGGCCAAGGTGGCATTATCCAAGGCAATATGTCTGTCAAGGACGCCGTTGAAGCGATGGTGAAACGCAGGAAGGCCCGCAATGAGTGACGAACTAAGCCGCCAGGGAAGCGAACTCCGCGAAATAGGCGGCAAGTGGATGGATAAAATCCGCGCGGCAGAAAAACGTGAGGAGCGCTGGCTTAAAGATGCGGCAGAAGCCGAGGCCACGTATTCAATGGACACGACTTCGGAGTATGGCAGCGCGCCGGAATTTAATATCCTGTTTTCGAATGTTGAAACGATTGTCCCCGCGATTTACAATTCTACGCCTGTGCCTGACATTCGATCACGGTATAACAGGCCAAAGCAACAGCAGCCTATGCCCCCGCAAATGGGCGGCATGCCTCCGCAGATGCAACAGCCACAGATGCAACAGCCGCCACAAATGCAGCAGCCACAGCAAGAAGAACAACCAGACGCCGCGCGACAAGTCGCACAGATGCTTGAGCAGGTTATTGGCATACAGTTGGATGACAACGCGCTGGACGTTGAAATAGAGGCATCATCTCAAGACGCTTTCATGGCTGGCCGTGGCATTGTTCGCATTAAGTTTGATGCTGATGAGGTCAAGGAAACAGCACAAGAAATATCTTTTAACGAGGAAACAGGCGAACAGATAATTGAGGAGGTCGAATACACCACGGTTACAAATGAGCGCGTTAAGTATGAAGCGGTCCCGTGGCGTGATTATCGTGAGGGGCCAGCGTCAAGATTCGAAGATGTCCCCTGGGCCGCGTTTCGGCATTACATATCGGATGAGACGCTAGAGGAAATGGATGGCGATATGATTGCCAGCCAAACGCTAGACGAATTACCGACCGACCAGAAAGAAGATACCGACACCGAGATTTGGGAAGTGTGGTGTAAGCTAACCAAAAAGGTTTATTTTATTCGCGCAAATGATGGCGTTGTTCTAAAGCAGTCAGATGATCCGCTTTCATTGTCCGGGTTTTTCCCCCACGCCAAACCTGTGCAGCCTATTGGTGTTACGGGCAAGCGGTTGCCAGTTAACCCCTACGTCATTTACCGCAAGCAGGCAGAAGAACTTGACAGCATAACCAAGCGCATCAGGGCGATTACATCGGGCCTTAAGGTGCGCGGCGCTGTTGTTGGGGACGCGGAAAGCATCGCCAAGGTTTCAGAAGCTGGCGATAACGAGCTTATTCCAATCGCCAATGTTGAGGGCTTGGCCCAGACAGGCGGGCTTGACAAGGCGATAATCTGGTGGCCGGTCGACAAGGCCATTCAGGTTTTGCGTGAACTTTATATCAACCGCGACCAAATCAAGCAGTTGATTTATGAAATCACGGGTATTTCGGATATTGTGCGCGGGGCCAGTCAAACGGCTGAAACAGCCACGGCGCAGCAGATCAAAACCCAATGGGGTTCTTTGCGCATCAAAAAGATGCAGCGCATGGTGGAGCGGCAGGTCCGTGATTTGTTTGTTCTGACTGCGGAGGCAATCAGCAACAATTTCACCATTGAGACGCTGGAAGAAATCACCGGCGATGTGATAGCGCCTGAAATGGAAGAAATCCTTCAAGGCGGATTGCAGCAATATCTGATTGACGTTGAGAGCGATTCAACTGTGCGGGCTGACCTAACGCGGGCCAAGGGCGAAATGTCGGAGTTTCTTAACGGCACGGCGCAATTCTTTAGCACGATGGACCCGGTTGTTCAGCAGTCTCCGAAAATGGCTGGGCCTGTTGTTGACCTGTATTCTAGTTTTGCACGCCAGTTTAACCTAGGCAAGCAGGCAGAAGACGCCATCGAGCAAATGGGCGTTGTGGCACAACAGGCGGCAACCAACCCGCCACCTAATCCAGCGGCTGAAGCGCAAAAGGCGCAAATGGAGTTTGAACAACAAAAAGCGCAGGCTGAAACACAGGCCAAACAGGCTGAAATGCAAATCAAGGCGCAGGCGGAAATGGCCAAGGCAAAAACCGAGCAAGCCAAACTGCAACTTGAGCAGCAGAAATTGCAGGCCGATGTGGCGCTTAAGCGTGAGCAGTTGGCGGTTACGCAGCAAGGCAAGGCGGCCGATCTGGAGATCAAGCAAGCGGAATTGCAGCTTAAGGGAATTGATAGGCAGATTGCAGAGGCGCGGCTTAATTTTGAAAAAGCCAAGGCCGTTGCCGAAATCGAAATAGAGCGCGAGCAAGAGCGCGCCGCAAAGGTTGGTGATTAATGGGGAGCCTAGCAGACGAACTTGCGGCGCAGGCAGAGGAAAAACAATATTACCAAAGCCAACGGCCAACGCTCGCAAATTGGCTTTCTCAGATAATGGGACCGCCAAGCACAAGCGATGTTTTGCCAGTCACTCGTGACCCTGACTTTGAAAAGCTAGTGACCACCACGGACGCACAGGGCAGGGCATCGCACAACCGCGTGCCAACGCAAGGCGGGCTTTCATTCGCTTGGCCTAATATGGCGCGTGAAATGGTGAATAATGGGGCTGGATTGGTGGATATGCCACGGGCAGCGCTTGCTGGCGAGATTGACCCTGAATCGCAAAACTCCATTGATCGGATTGTTGCGGGTTTGGTTGATACACAGGGCGCAGCGGCAATGTTTGGCAAGTATGACCCTAGCATGGTGCGTATGGCGGCAGGGTCGGCTGATAATCTAAGCCCCGCACAGCAACAGGCGGATGATATTCTAAGGATGCTCAAGGCGGGCCGTGGCTCTGAAGTAACTGATGACATGTTGGCCGCTGCTGATGATGCTTATTTATTTAACAACTATGATTTACCTATGGACGAAGCTTCGCGCATGGCGAGAGCGCAGGAAATGGGGTTCGATTATGTAAGACGGTCTCAATCGCAATCTAGTCCATTTAACGATACAGATTATGCTATGTTTGTGGAAAGTGGCGGAGACGCTATGGGAAAGTTAGATGATATTGAAAGTTATGGGCCTGCCATGTGGATGGGTAGGCCTGATTCAGATGTTACGGATTTTCAAAAAGATATTGTAAGGTCAATACGCAGCCGCGACCTGCAAGAAGAATATAACGTGACTGCATCATCGCTAGCGCGCGAAGCTAACCCGGATGATATTGTTGACAGTGCTGGAATGTGGGATGATCCGGAATTGGCAGGGCCGGTGATTGATGATTTGGATCGTATGGGCATTGGCGGGTTGGCCACCACGGACGGTTTAATAGCGTGGAGACCAGAAAACATCCGCAGCAAATTTGCCCGCTTTGATCCACGCCTATCACATTCTGCGAATCTATCGGCAATTACAGGCTCACCATTAGCAGCAATGGGGTTGAACCTGCCCTACACGCAAGAGCAAGACGACCAAAGCCTTGCGGCGTATCTGCGGAGGGTTCAGCAGTAATGACAACGCGGGTTTACAAAGGCGACAAGATTTTTGACAAAGAAACGGGTGAGGAATTATCGCCGCTTAAAGGTCCTGTTTCTATGCCGCAAATCATGGGTTTTAAGGAATACGCCTGCCCAATTACAGGCAAGCCCATTTCCACGCTTGAGCAACACAAAGCCAATCTAAAAAAGCATAACTGTGTAGAGGCGTTGGAGGTTAACCCGAAAGGGGCGACCGGTGGTGAGATACGCAACGAAAAGTTTGCCAAAAAGCACGGCTTGGAAGTTTCCGAGCGATATAAAGATGAACCATTTGTCAGACCTGAAAGGACAACCAATGCAGATTGACGAAACCGTGGAGGCAGTAGCCGAAACGCCGGAAGTTGACGAAGATTCTCAGCTAGGCGATATTTATGATAAGCTAAACGCTGAGCCATTGGAGCGTGAACGCGACGAAACCGGGCGCTTTGTGTCGAAAAACCAAGAGGAGCCTGCTGTTGAGCCAGAGCCAGAAACTGCCGAAGCTGAAGCGCAGGAATCCGATGTGGAGGAAGTGGCCGAGGAGGAACCTGAAGAAAGTGCTGTTGAGAATACAGAAGCACCGTCCTACCTGCCCCAAGAGATAAAGGCCAAGTGGAAAGATATCCCAGCGGAGGCGCAATCGTCTATTTCAAAGCTGGTTCAGGACCAGAACGTCAAAAACGCCAACTTGGGGCGGCAGGTGGCGGCATTTCAGCCTATCGCAGAATCAGTTACACGGGCGGCGCAGCAATTCCCGGACTTGAACATGACGCCGCAACAATTGGCATCTGAAGTCGTGGAACTCGCCCACACGCGGGCTAACTTGCAGCGCGATCCTTTGGGGACCATTTTGATGGTTGCGCAGCAGACAGGGCAGTTAGAGGCGCTGGCGGCAAAGTTAGGCGGCAAGCAGGTCAGTGGGTATCAGGGACAGCCGCAACAGAACATTGAAACGATTAAAACACAGCAAGAAATCGCCCAAATGCGACAACAGTTGCAACAGGCAAACAATCCTGCTAATGTGCAGGAGATTGTGACGCAGGCGCTTGCAGATCAGGCTTTGCAAAATGAAGTGCGGAGTTTTGGGGCAAGTAGGGAGCATTGGGGTTCTGTCGAGGCAGATATTCCGGTTTACATCCCAGCAGCGCAATACAACCTTGGCGAAGGGGCCTCCAACACGGATATCCTTGACGCCGCTTATAATATGGCTATCACCGCCAAAGGACTAAAGGCTACGACTCCAAACCCTACGACACAGGCAGCGGAATCATCTCCTAAACGGACGAAAGCAGCGATAAAAGCTAAATCTGTTAATGTATCATCCCGGACGGGAACCCCTAAGCCAATATCGGAAATGGACGCTTTGGGTTCCGCATACGACCGGTTGATGTCAAATTAGGAGCATAAAAGATGGCAACTCCATCGAGCGTGTTCACTGAAATGGTAACCACCACAGATCGAAACTGGGGAAAGAAGGTTACTGATAACGTGAGCGAACACAACGCCCTTATTAATCGCATGAAGAAAAAGGGCAATATTAAGACGGTATCCGGCGGCTACGAAATCGCCGAGCCAATCGAATACGCAGAGAACGGCACGTATCAGCGTTACAGCGGGTATGAGCAGTTGAACACTGAAGCGTCTGACGTTTTGACCTCGGTCAAATACGAATGGCAGCAGGTGGCCCTGCATGTTACCTCGTCCGGGCGTGAAGTCCGTATGAATATGGGCAATAAAGAGCGCATGATTAACCTTGTGAAGACGCGTAAAGACAACGCGCTCCGCACGGCGGCTAATCAGTTCTCGATCGACCTTTATTCAGATGGCGCATTGACCAACCAAATTGGTGGCCTTGCACACGTCATTCAATCGGATGGCAACGGCACTGTGGGCGGCATCAACGCCGCAACCTTTACCTTCTGGGCTAACCAATATCGTGAAATGACTGGCACGGACGCTTATACGTCCAGCACGTTGAAGAACGAAATGGGCAAACTTTGGCTACCGCTTAATCGCGGCGCTGATAAGCCTGACCTTATCGTTAGTTCGCATGACCTTTATTCTGTCTTTGAGGCAGGCATCGAGGACCGCGCGCGCTATACCGACAAGGATTCCGCTGGCGAGGGCTTTACTTCGCTGAAATACAAATCCGCCGATGTTATCTTTGATGATAACACCAACTTCACCACAACCGCTGAAAAGATGTATTTCTTGAATACTGATTATTTGCGCCTTGTTCAGCACAAGGAAGCGCAGTGGACGCCGGATGAAGAAAAACGGCCAACCAATCAGGATGCAATCGTGGTTCCTATCTACTGGATGGGTAATCTTGTTTGCACGCAGCGCTCCTTGCAGGGCGTTCTGATCGACGCAGCATAAGGAGATTTGATATGATTGGACTCGGTGCAAAACTGGATGCTGTTTATACTTCGCTTGATGAGGGCAACACGCCCGCACTAGGTGACGTTGTAACGTTGAATGGGAATAAATCCTATAAATTCATCCAATACAAAGAAGCTACAGCGGCAACCGCTGGTGTGGCTGGTGAGGTTGCGTATTATTACACGCTTGATGGCTACAAAAACAATCAAGTCACTTCGGACCTTTCCGACAGTGTCGAGATTGGCGCAGGCGTCTTGCAAGTTGATATGAGCGACGGTGAATACGGTTGGGTGCAAATCTCTGGTGCGGCAACGCTGACCATTGCTTTGACAGCGGGTGCTGATGGCGACCCTCTCACCCCAACAGGCTCGGCCGATGGGACGCTAGACGTTTCTGCGGCTGTGACAGACAATGTGTGCGCGATTGCTGGCGATATTTCCGACAAGGAAATTATCTGCTGCTTCCCACAATAAAACAATTAGCGGGGCTGTAATGGCCCCGCTTTTACCTTAAACTAAAAGAGGCTCCACAATGGACATCCGCGTTTTAGAATTTAAAACCAAATACACAAACGGTAAAGAACACGATTGGGTTCTTTACGCCCCCGCCAGCAATATCAAAGATGCACAAACTTGGGAACGTGTGGACCGGCTAAAGCCGCTTGATGACGATGACGACAAGCACAAGCGCGACCCTATGGGAACCAAGAAAATGCACATGAAAGCGGTTTGGTCATTTATTGAGCCTGCCTATAAAGCGTGGAAAAGCGGAAACGAATTGCCTGAAACCGGCACGCCTCTGGTGGCTTGGGGTGCGGTTAATGCCGCGCAGGTTTCCGAGTTTAAAAAAGCTGGCATTAAGACGGTCGAGGATGTTGCTGGAATTACAGACGGGGCGATTCAAAAAATCAATTTGCCGCAGGTGGCGCGGTTGCGTGGCCTAGCCGCTGATTACCTAGCTAGTGCCGACAGCGTTGGGCTTGCGCAAGAAGTGGCCGACACCAAAGAACAACTTGCCGCTGCTATGGACCTTATGGAACAAATGAAAGCAGAAATGAACAAGCCTAAACGAACCCGCCGGACCAAAGCCGAAATGCAATCCGAGGAAGCGGCCTAATGACTAAAATCACCGAAATACTTGACCGTGCTGCGCGACAGTGCTCGGTGACAATTCCAGATTCTTGGGTGACAGCAACAAGCCTAACCGCAGTTGAATTACGGGATGATTTCTTGCTGGAAACCGTTGACGAACTTCACAAGCGCGTTGACTGGGCTTCGCCTATTTCCAAGCAAACCGTTATAACGGGTGATGGCAGCGAGGATTATTCGCTGCCCACCAACTTTATTCGATTGGCCGATGACAAGTTAGCTGTTTATGAAACAAGCAGCACACGCCGCGCCGGGATACCTATTACGACAGACGGCGAATGGACGCACTTGAAAGAAATAGGCACGGCTGGCGGAGCGCGATATTTTCGCGTTCAGGGCTATGAAGGTAATCACACGATTGGCTTTTACCGCGAACCGGCGGTTGGTGATAGCATCACAGTCAGTTATATGTCTAATGTGTGGATGGCAAATAGCGGTGGAACCGAGGGCAATATGCTAACCGACCCCGATGACGTGGCCTTGTTTCCGCGCAGGATTCTTGAACTTGGTATTGTTTGGCGGTTTAGAAAACGCAAGGGGCTTCCGTATCAAGATATTCTTGCCGAATACGAGGCATGGATTGCAACAAATGCGAACAGAAACCGGCGCAGGCTTTCAATCGGCTTTGGTGATGTTAGCCCAGATAGGCACCCTATGCGACAACCAGTTCCTGATTTCATCCCGTCCAGTTAAGGACTTATTATGCTTTTTGACCGCTTTAATGCCCCCGCGCTGAAATCAAAAACAAAGACTTTCCCAGCGCCTAAACGCGGCTGGATAAAGAACGAAACCCTGATTCAAGCCATGCCAGACGGGGCTGAAGCGCTGGACAATTTCTTTCCAACGGCGCAGGGTGCAAGACTTCGCAAAGGTAATTCGTTGCATGCAACCATAGGCGATGCTGTCAAGCAGTTGATGACGTGGAAGTCAGGCGGGACGGAGATATTACTAGCGGCATCGGCCACAGCCATTTACGACATTACAACGCCAGCGGACCCTGCCGTATCGCCCACAGCAAGCGTCACAGGCCTAACGAATGGCGATTGGTCCTATACGCAGTTTGCCAATTCGGGCGGTGATTATCTAATGGCGGTTAATGGTGCGGACGCTTGCCAGACGTTTGACGGGACCACGTGGACAACCCAAACCTTTACCGGCATTTCATCGGCGCTGTTGTCGCAAGTGTTCACGTTCAAATCACGGCTTTTCTTTATCGAGAAAGACACCCTTTCCTTTTGGTATTTTGCGGTAAATGCAATCGCCGGAACAATCACTGAATTTCCGCTAAAGGGCGTTTTTCACCTTGGCGGGTCTTTGCTATTCGGTGCCACTTGGTCACTTGATTCCGGTTCCGGCCTTGACGATGTGGCCATATTTGTTACGACAGAAGGCGAAATAGCCGTTTACGTTGGTGATGATCCATCCAGCGCGTCCACCTGGGCCTTGAAGGGCGTTTATCGCATTGGCAGGCCGTTGAGCAAGAACGGCACGTTTAAGGCGGGTGGGGACTTGGCTATTCTAACCGAAGACGGGATTATACCCGTTTCCGAGGCCTTGCAGAAGGACCGCGCCGCATTGCAGTCGGTCGCTATCACATACCCTATTGAAGACGCATGGCAGGCGGCGATTGCTAACCGTTCATCGGTCTATCCTTTCTCGGTAACTCTATGGCACACGCAAACCATGCTGATGATTGGCACGCCCTCAATAGACGGTTCAAACAAGGTGGCATTTGTTGCTAATTCCCGCACAGGCGCTTGGTGCCGATTTACAGGCTGGGACGTGCAATGCTCCGTCGTGTCAGACGACAATTTGTATTTTGGATCGGAAAGCGCGGAGATATTCCAAGCTGAAGTGACCGGGGCGGATAACGAGGTTGAATATTCCGGCATATGGGTGCCTAAGATGGCCGAAGGCAATATCTCGCAAAAGATGGCCGTGCACGCTAGGTTTAGGGGCAGGGCTTCGGAAACCTATTCACTTGGCCTTTCCGCGTTTAGCGATTACGAATTAGGCACCATTGATACGGTAGCGGCGGCAACTGAGGAATCGTCAAGTGTTTGGGGAACCGCTATTTGGGGGACCGCTATTTGGGGCGCAGGCGAAGATAAGACGTATATTTCGGATTGGCAGTCTGTATCATCCATCGGCACGGCTATTTCGCCAGCGGTTAAAATATCATCCAACCGTTTGACAGCACCTTCATTGGAATGCATCGCGCTTGATTTGGTTTTTCAGGAAGGCCAAATTCTTTGAGGTATGAATTTGCCCGCGACAACCTTCTTAATAAAAAACACGGGTTATGGCTGCAAAGGCAATTAGGCTTCACTAGACCTTTTGAAAACTTTGTGACCCTTGGCGTGTATGACGGTGATTTGATCGCCGTTGTGCTTTACCACGATTGGAACCCGGATGCCGAAACCATTTGCATGTCATCGGCGGCAACGTCAAAAAAATGGCTAACGGGCGAAACACTTTACAGGATGCACGCTTATTGCTTTGATTTTTGCCAATTGGCGGTTTTGCAAGTGTCGGAAAACAACGAAAACATGCTAGGAATTGCGGACCGTTTTGGATATGACCTGCACAAAATTCCACGGTTGCGCGGTAGGAATGAAGCCGAAATGATATGCACACTTACTAAAGAGGCATGGCAGGCCCAGCCGCTAACGCGCAGGCACTTGCGCCGAATGAATAAATAGGCTATGGTGTGGCAATCTTCTGCTGCCGCATGGATTTATCACAACGCAAGGTAAAGACATGGGCAAGCCACAAGCACCAACACCCCCAGACCCGTATGAAACCGCAGGCGCGGCAACTGGCACAAATATTGGCACAGCTATTGCGAATACCGCGATGGGCAATGTCAACCAAGTTGGCCCGAATGGAAGCCTGACCTACGAACAAACCGGAACTTATGACTGGACAGACCCCAATTCTGGGCAGGTTTATCAACTTCCACAATACACGGCCACACGATCGATTTTCGATCGTGACTGGGAAAC